TAATAATGTCGTGGAACAAAACAAGTCTTTTGCGATCAATTGTTTGACACCATGGGCTGTGAGGTGGGAACAGGCAATCCGCAAATCCATATTGGAACGTTTTACGGAACCGGGAACATTCGTGCAATTCGATATGGACTCACTATTGAGACCCGATACGATGGCAAGAGCGCAGGCCAATCAAATTCTATTACAGAATGGTGCTCTCAGTATTGATGAATGGCGTGCCCGGGAAAACTTGAATCCGTTGAATGATAGAGCTGGTGAGGTTCATTGGATGCCATTGAACATAGCTCCTGTATCAGTCGCTGAATCGGGACCGAGTGATGATGGTGCGGAAAATATGTTGCGAGAAGAGTTGCGAAGTCATGGTATGGAAATTGATGACACGATTCCGATACTGTCATTGCGAAGCTTGGGTAATCGCCGAAAAATAGCTGAAGCTTCTCGACCATTACTTCAAGATGCGGCTCAAAAATTATTACGCAGAGAAGTAAAAATTGTGCGTAGGATGATGAAGAAACAACTCAATGGCGGAGCTAGAGAAGAACGAGGCACTGATGGTTTGTTTCAAGAGCTAGAAGAATTCTACCATGGTGAATTTGCGGAAGTAATTGCGGAAATGATGCTACCGGTTGTACGCAGTTATGCTCGCCAGATTTATACGCAAGCCGCATTGGAAATAGGTTATCCGCCAGAGTTTACTACTGAACTTGAAGAGTTTATTCGTGAATATGTTGCCAAATCGAGTTCATACCATGCGATGACATCTCGTCAACGACTCCAAACTATCCTAAGTGATAGCAGTTTCGAAGAAGTTTTGAATGGGTTAGAAATCGAGCTGGCCGATTGGTTGGAAAATAGAGCTAACAAAATCGGGATCAAGCAAATGACGGAAGGCAATGGGGCATTTAGTAAATATGCTTATATTGCTGGAGGAGTTACGGCATTGCGATGGGTTACAGCTGGACCAGCCAACTGTCCATTCTGTAAAAAATTATCCGGTGTTGTAGTGGGAACGGTATCAAATTTTGTAGAAGCCGGTCAAACTGTGGAAAGTGGTAGTGATAAATTGCGAGCTCGACAGAATATAGGACATCCGCCACTTCATGGTGGCTGTGATTGTTTTATTTCGCCAAGTTTCTGAACTGGGAGTACTAATGAGTATTGAACATCGAGACTACGATTTTGGGGGATTGGAAATACGAGATGTGGATGGTGACCGCAAAATTCGTGGTATGGCCATTCCGTTTAATCGAGACAGTAGTGATTTGGGGGGTTTTCGTGAACGTATAGATCCAGGAGCTTTGAACCGCAGTCTTGAATCTTCGGATGTTGTAATGCTCTGGCAACATGATTCGGCGCAACCTATTACGAGACAATCAACTGGGCTGACATTGGAAATCCGCAAATCGGGTGTATGGTTCGAAACACCGGCCAGCGATTTCACAGAACGGCAACTGGATTTATTGCAACGGGGTGTGGTGAAACAAATGTCGTTTGGATTTTTGACAAATGAGGATGAGTGGGAACAAGAACGAAAGCCGGTGCGGAGAACTTTAATGGATATCGAGCTTCGAGAAATAAGTCCCGTCACCTGGCCAGCATATAAACAAACTAGCGTAGCGGTGCGATCGGCTTTGGATGCTGGAATCGACATCCGCGTTGTGCCGGACAATATCAGTACAGCGATAGAAGAAGATCGCAGAGTGGAATGGAGTCGTCCGCGACTGGAGGATTTCACAAGTGAACAGTGGAGTTCTCTCAGTGATAGTGAACGGGACAAGATAGCTGGACATTTTACTTGGAGTCCGACAATGCCTCCAGAAACGTTCAGCGAACTGTCGCTACCTCACCATAGGGCTTCCGACGGCAAGGTGATCTGGCGGGGGTTAACGGCGGCTGCAGGGAGGCTAGATCAAACACGCCTTCCCGATAGTGCAGTTGGAGCTGTCAAAGCACATTTGGCTGCTCATTATAAGGCATTCGGCGAAACTGCTCCATGGGACAGAAGTGAGCCAACTCCGGAAATACAACGAGAAAAGTTGCGGTTGATTAGTCTTGATTTATAGATTTTCGAAGTCAGGGATTATCCAAATCATCCAAATCCATTGACTTCTATGTACAAGGAAATGAAATTGTTAGTAATCATTTGAAAAGTACGGAAAAATACACGGGCCCAGACGGGGCAAACAAACCGAATATTTTTTCTGGATCAGCGCGTGACGCAAGCACGAGCGCGGCTGCCCCATTTATTGGACCCATTTATGACGTGGGGCCAGGGGCGGCGTCCCCTGCTTCACCTAGCCAAAGGGGACACAACACGTGAACATCACTCGCCAGAAAGCGCGGGAACTCAGGGATGAATGTGAAAAATTACTGAGTACCGCAGAGGCAGAGGGTCGTTCACTCTCCGAGGACGAACAAAAGAGTTATGATACAAAGTTCGGCGAACTTGAGAGTGCACTAGCCCAAATCAAGCGAGCAGATAAGCTTGCTTCTGTCAGTGCAGGACTTTCGGAGCCAGCAAGTCAGTCAGTGGGACCGACGGCAGCTCTTGCTCCGGAACAGATTCGTGATAGTGAAGAAGTAGAGGTAAGAGTAGTAAAGGACCGTGCAGTAGAACGCGGTTTCGATAATATTGGCGAACAGCTTCAGGCTATCGCCAATGCCAGTCATCCAGAATCTCGTTTCGAGAATATTGATAAACGACTTTTCTGGTTACAGGAACGAGGTGGGAATCCTAAAAATGAAACTCGTCAATCGGGCGCCAATGAAGCAGTGGCAAGCGAAGGTGGGTATCTTGTACAAAAGGATTTCAACGATACTATTTTGGAACGCACCTATGCAATCGGCGAGATCGCTTCAAGAGTGACTCGGCAGGCCATCGGTCCAAATGCCAACGGTTTGAAATTCAACATTATTGATGAATCAAGTCGGGCAAATGGTAGCAGATGGGGTGGTGTGCGAGCTTACTGGACAGCTGAAGCAGCCGCGTTGACTGCTTCACAGCCTACGTTTGCACAAGTAGAGCTGACACTTAATAAGCTCACGGCTCTTTTTTATGCAACGGAAGAGCTTCTGATGGATCAAACGGCACTAGCAGGTTTGGTGGAGAGGGTCGTACCTGAGGAAATCAGTTTTAAAGTTGAGGATGCAATTCTTGACGGAACAGGTGCAGGGCAACCTCTTGGCATCACTAACTCAGCAGCAAATGTCACGATCGCCAAGGAAAGTGGTCAGACTGCTACCACGATCGTAGCAAATAATGTTGAGAAAATGTGGTCCCGTTGTTGGGGTCCAAGTCGCTCCACAGCAGTGTGGTTAATTAACCAGGATTGTGAAGCCTCGCTCATGGCTATGGCCGATGCAAACAGCAACGCAATCTACCTACCACCACTTGGTTTGAGTGACACACCATTCAGTAGAATCATGAATAGACCAGTGTTGACATCGGAATACTGTGCTACACTAGGTACGGTGGGCGATATTCGGCTCATTGACTTCAGTCAGTATATGTTGATCGACAAGGGAGCTGTTCGTGGGGATAGTTCAATGCACGTTCGCTTTCTCTATGATGAACGAGCATTTCGCTGGATGTATCGTTGCGACGGTCAGCCAATGTGGAACAATCCATTGACTCCGTACAACGGTAGCAACACCCTTTCGCCATTCTTAGACCTCGCAACCAGGAGCTAGAAACCAATGGCAGCTCAAGGATTTAGTATTGGTGAAGGCCAGGGCCATTTTGTTCTTGGTGTGGCACCGGTTGATATTGATGCCGGAGCGCAGACATCGGATGCGTTCAAGATGACCAACTACAGTCATGCCACGATTATCATAGCATTAGGTGTGACTGGCGCGGCCTCAACTGTTACGGTCAAGGAGAATACAGACGCGTCTGGAAGTGGAGCCACAGCCATAGCATTTAGTTACTATGCTGAGGAAACGGCAGCTGGAGATACGACTGGGGCTAGAACCTCAGCAACATCATCCGGTTTCGCTACTTCCACGAATGATGGTGTGTTTTACATCATTGAGCTTAACGCGGAAGATTTATCCGATGGCTCGGAGTGGGTAACTGTACATATGTCGGACCCGGGAGCGGCCACCTTTGCTTCAATAGGTGTGGTACTTTCCGGAGCTCGTTATGCCGAGGTACAGGCACCTACAGCCATAGCGTAAATTGATGAAGTTGGGTAGGGGGGTTTTCGAATCCCTCTGCCCACTTCTCACGCCGTTGGAGGCATGATTATGGGTATAGCTATAAAGTTACTTGACGGACATTTGAAGGGTCAAGTCTATGTGGAACGTGATGATCTGGCTGAAGCACTTATTTCAACCGGTCAAGCGATGCACGCGTCTTTTGAGGATCAAAATTTGGCAGTTCAACAAGAAGCGGAAACGCCAGAATCCTCGCCAGCAAAACCGATCAGTCGAATGACTATTGCGGAATTAAAAAAAGAAGTGGCACGAAGAGGACTATCAGTAGGTAAAGGTAGTGGAAAAGATGGTGCGGTACTCAAAAGTGATCTGCTTGATACACTGAGTTAGTGCGGTGAAACAAACGCCGTGGGATCGCATCGTCACGACAACAGCCGCAGTCACGGAACCCGTTAGTTTAGATCGGGTAAAGCGTTCACTCGGATTAGATAACGTCAGGGACTTTGACACAACTCTCCAAGAGTTGATTCTCAGTGCCACGAACGCTGTGAGTAATGATCTAGGTCGGGCATTGGTTACTACCACCTATACTCTTTATTTGCAAAAGTGGCCGGGACGAGAAATTCAATTACCGTATCCTCCGTTGGTTGCAGTAGATTCCATAAAGTATTATGGCGATGCTACTGAAACACTAGACACCTTCAGTAGTGGAAGCTACACGGTATCTAGTGGGGGTGATCCGGGTATAGTATGGCTGAATGAAAATAAGGATTGGCCCGATTTGATGAATAGGCCGAATCCGATAGAAGTTCAATTTCAAGCTGGTTATGGAAGCGATGCGGATGATGTACCGGCGGCCATTCAAGCTGCTGTAACTATGACCGCAGCTTATTTCTTTGAACAACCTATTCCGGTGATTACGGGAGTTACGGCCACAGAATTACCTTTAGGTGCATCTCGTTTGATAGATTCCGAAAGGTTTGAACGTTACTGATGGCTAAGAAAAAATCTCGACTTCGAACTAAATTGATGTTTCAACGAGATACGCGAAGCAAAGATACGGATGGCTTTGAAACAGCAGACTGGACAGACAAGGGTGAACGATTCTGTCAAGTAGAACCATTACAGGGTCGAGAATATTGGGATGCCCATGCCGTACTGGGCTCACAGGGGTTGAGAATTAGGACGCATTACGATTCAACGATAGCTGATGTCGAGCCCGATCGTTGGCGTATTAAAAATGGTAGTACTATTTACGATATTCAGTCGATGGTTAATGTTGATTTAGGTAATCGCTATCTTGAGTTTTTGTGTACGACGGGTACGGGAGTACTGGACTGATGCCGAAAACCGGTACATTGAGAGTTGACGGGGACAAAGAATTGATCCGCCAATTTCGCAATCTGTCGAAAGGAATGGGTGAACGAGCGTTGGTTTATGCTGTCACTCAAGGAGCTGAATTGATTGTCAACGAAGCTAAAATGCGAGCTCCTGTACGAACAGGTCGATTGAGGGAGAGTATCACGGCAAAACCATTAGCAACTACGGAACGCAAAAGTGCCAGTGTGGGTGTATCTTGGCGTGTTGGTAAAGCTTCTCGAACTCCGGCATTTTATGGAGCTGTCGTTGAAAAAGGAAGCAAACCACGAGAACGAAAAACATGGCGAAAAAAACCATTATCAACCGGACCAGTGAGTACGGGAACTATGCCATCACGTCCATTTCTTGAGCCTGCGTATGATGCGAAAAAACAGGCTGCCGTACGACAAATCAAAGTAGAATTAAGTAGGCTGATTAGGAGAGCAGCCAAACGTGGCTGATCAAATAGAGGACGTGATCTATTCACGTTTACAAGCAACTTCCGGGGTGACGGATTTAGTATCCACACGATGCTATCCTATTCGAAGGCCGGCTGACGCTTCACTTCCATTAGTGGTATTCGAACGCATCAGTGAAGTATGTCCCCCGGCGATGGTATCTGATCCGGGCAACGTGATTTCACGATTTCGATTTAGTTGCCAAGCAGATACTCCGGAAAATGCCAGAGCGATTGCGGCTGAGGTCAAGGCAAGTATAGGATACTATAAAGATTCGACAACCACTCCAGTGGTGGATGGTTGTTTACCAGCATCGTCTTTTGAGGAATTCGATCTAGCAGCTGATCTTTTTGCGGTGGAAAAAGACTTTTCCATAGCGTATAGGGAATAAAAAATGGCAACCTTTGTACAGACGAATGTGGGACTTTATTGGGGTGGTTATTCATTGGCATCCACGTTTAATGCGATCGGATTATCAATGGGTTCCGCGGCCGTGGACGATACGGTTTATGGTGATACGTTTGTGAGCAATACCCCCGGCCTGTCGTCTGTGACCCTGGAAGGGGAAGGATACTGGAGTTCAACGGAAGATTCTATATTGTTTAGTTCCCTTGGGACTGATGATACAGTGGTCACGGTGACTCCAGTAGATCAGGCGGCAGGCTCTCCAGCAATTTTTTCCAAACTGACAGAAAGCGAATATACACCCCTAGATGGTACAGTGGGTGATATGGCTTCCTTCAAACTTACGGGTGAAGGTAGAGGTGAAAAAGCCGTCAGTGGCGAAATTCTGATAATACCCGCCACATATACATCTTCCTCGGAATCCGCAACTAATGCTTCGATCGGAGCAGTAAGTGCTACGCAAAAAGTATATAGTGCACTTCATGTTACGGCAGCCAGTGGTTCATTGGATGTGATTGTGGAGAGTGCCCCGTCCAACTGGTCAAGTGAATCGACGAGAATCACGCATACCCAGTTCACATCTATAGGTGCAGAAATGAAATCCGCGGCTGGGGCAATTACAGATGCCTATTGGCGGGTTAAGTATACAATATCTGGTGGTGGTTCTTTTGATTTTATTGTTTCATTAGCCATAATTTAAGGAGTAAACCATGGCAACCCTCGTGATGAATGATGCGTATGTTTCAATAGCCGGAGTGGATTTGAGTGATCATGTTCGCACGGTCACTCTGGACGCCGGTCAAAATATGCTTGATGACACAGCTATGGGCGATGCGTTTCAAAGTAATGCGGCCGGTCTAGCTACGTGGTCAGTTACTATTGAGTTCCTGCAGGATTATGCGGCCAGTAAGGTGGACGCAACACTTCAAGGGGAGCTCGGAATCGGTAATAGTACGGCACTGATCTTTTTCCCGGCCGGTTCGTCTATCGGAGTTACGAATCCGAAATACAGTGGAACCGGAGTACTTGAATCATATAACCCAATCGCTGGAACGGTTGGGGATCAAGCAATGGCTTCAGCCACGTTCCAGAGTGCTTCAGCACTGGCTAGGGCCACGAGTTAATAGCAGTAAAAACTTCCCCTTCCAAGAGGTTAGGAGCATGAGTATACATAATGGAGTATTAAGTAAAAAGGCGATTCTCGAAGCTGTTGATTTAAACCAACAGACGATTGAAGTGCCCGAATGGGGTGGTACCGTAATTATTCGAGAGCTTACGGGACGAGAACGAGATGCTTTTGAGGAAGGCTCATTGGATAGAAATAAAAATGTAACAATGAACAATATCCGAGCCCGTCTAGTTGCGATGAGTGCTATTGATACCGAAGGAAATAGATTATTCACTAATGCTGATGCTCAAGCTTTAGGTGAAAAAAGCGCCACCGCACTTAACCGTTGTTTTGAAGCTTCGGCTTCATTGTCAGGAATCACGAGTTCAGATATAGACGAACTTGAGGGAAACTCAGAAGCAGCTCATCCAGAATCGCTTGGTTCGATCTCGCAGAATTGATGGGCTGCCCTGTATCCGAACTACAAGATCGAATGACCTCACGAGAATTCGGTGAATGGATTGCCCGGGCTCGTATTAAAGCTGAGGAAGCGGAACAAGCTGAAATGACAGCCCGTGTGGATGCTCGAATGAGAGCTAGAACATGACATTATCCAAACTTCGAGTGGTATTGGAAGCCAGCACTAGTGCTTTCAATCGTGCAATGGATAAGTCCGGTAAACGAATAAAAACGTTCAGCGGGCGTATTAAAAAACTTGGTGTGGCAATGCGAGCATTTGCCTCACAGATTGGTATAGCGGTGGCGGCAGTATTGGGTATCGGGGTCGCAATGAAAAAAGCCTTCGATCTTGGGGCTGGAATTGCGGAAACACAATCAAAATTCAATACAGTATTCGGCCCAGAAGCTTCAGCTCAGGTACAAGGGTTTTTAGATGGTTTCGCAAATAAAGCTGGTTTAACGAATACTGAAGCTCAAGGTTTAGTAGCAACGACCGGAGCTATTGCTCAAGGATTGGGATTCAGCCAAAAAGCATCTGGTGAGTTTTCTCAAAGCATAACGTCCTTGGCTGGTGATTTATCATCGTTTAATAATATTCCCACTGCTGAAACACTATTAGCGATTAACTCCGCTTTGACAGGTGAACGAGAATCCTTGAAACGATTAGGTATCGTGATTAAGGAAACAGATGTTCAACAGAGAGCCTTGGCGGACAGTGGGAAAACGGTCGCGAAAACTTTGACTGCTCAAGAAAAAGCGACAGCCACACTTGCATTGATAAGTGAAAAAGCTGGTGTTGCTGTGGGTGACTTGGATCGCACGCAAGGTTCGGCTGCTAATGTTGCACGAAGACTTGCGGCTCAATTCAAGGAAATACGTAATGCGATAGCAACAGCCTTGATGCCTGCGTTTCAACAGATCCTAGATCGGTTGGCAGGTAGTAAAGATCAGTTTGATAATATCAAGGATGCAATCACAGAAAGTTCTGGACTGATCAGTGCCTGGGCGTCATTATTTATCAATGCACTGCGGCTCATATTCGCACCACTCAAGCTGAATGTGACAATGCTTTTCAATTTCGTACAGATTGCCGTTGATGCAACGAAGGTTATTGGAAATCTGTTCCGAGGATTGGCGACGCAGGACTGGTCGTATATGAAGAAAAACCTCCAAGACATCGGAAAAAATTTCAAAGATATTGGAGCGGGTATAAAAGGCATGGCTTTGACGGTCCGTGATACCGTTGTCAGTATATGGGATGTGATCACCGGAGGTAGGAGGCTTCAGCTAGAAACTACTGCGGCATTTCAAGGCGTTGGTATAGCTGCGGCAGAAACGAGTAAAGAAATCGGTAAGATTGTGGAAGTTGTGGAAGAAG